CATGTTTCCCTTTGGCCAGGGCTTCGTTAGCATGTCGGCACCGACTAAAGAAATGGAGCGGCTTGTAAAAGACAACATGCTACGGCACGCAGGCAACCCGGTGACGCGTTGGATGATGGGCAACATTCTGCTTATGCAGGACCCTGCGGGAAACATTAAGATCAACAAAGCAAAGAGCGGCGATAAAGTCGATGGCCCTGTTTCGTTAGTGATGGCAATAGGCACGGCCATGCAAGATGCTGCCAAAGAAAAAAATACAGATTTTTGGTTTGTTAGCTTATGAAATTTCTAGACGATTACATGCAAGTTTATTACAACAACCTCCCGAAATATCGGACCTACGAGGATGCTTACAACGCAACTGAGGAAAAGTATTTTGGCAAGTTTGGAGTAAAGCGTTATAAAAACTATGATGTATTTCGTGCAGCACTTTCTAGATGGCTCAGCCAAGGACGGAATAAGTAAGATTTGTTAACACATAAAATTTAACCTAGTTGTAATTTGCACCCGATGAATTTAAGATTCTGGCAGCCACGTAAGGAAAAGCGATCTAGTCTATCGCAGCCAACCGATTGGCTTATTAATACGTTACAAAATGTTTTTGGATATCAAACAAAAAGCGGCCAAGCTGTTAACGATCGCACGGCTTTATCTATCGCGTCAGTGCACGCGTGCGTTAGAGTTATTGCAGACGGTATTGCGGGGCTTTCTCTAAAGCTCTACAAAGACGACGGCACTAACCGCGAGCAGGTTGTGGTTCACTACGCCACTGCATTGGTTAACGAGCCTAACGCCTATCAAACCAAATACGATTTTACCAAATACATGGTGAGTCACTTGGCGCTAAAGGGTAACGCTTACGCATTCATTAACCGGGATGCTCGCTACCTTGGCATCGAGTTGCACCCGATTGCGCCTGATTACGTTACACCGGTGATGCAGGACGGGCAACTGTTCTACAAGGTGAACCAAAAAGGAATCCCGGGCATGGTGCCCGCTTCCGACATGTTGCACTTTAAAGGCTTGTGTGGTGATAATCCCCTGGTCGGTTTGTCGCCCATTGTGGTGCACGCCGAAACCTTGGGCATAGATCTAGCAGCAATTAGCCAAAGCGCTGGCGTTTATAAAAACGGCGTTTTGAAATTCTTGTTAACATCCGACGCGCAGATTAAGCCTGAGCAAGCAACCCCATTGAAGAAATCTTTAGACGATGTGATAGATGGGGCAAGCCGTTCCACTGTTTTGCCTAACGGCATCAAGATGGAAAAGCTAAGCCTGTCACCTGAAGAGGCGCAGTATTTAGAAACTCGTAAATTTTCTGCAGAAGAAATCGCCCGTATTTTCGGGGTGCCCGCTTCTATGATTGGCGCAAAAGACGGCATCAAGTCTAGCGTTGAGCAGGAATACCAGGACTTTTACGCTCGCACTTTGGCATCTTATGCCATTAACATCGAGCAGGAATTGGCCCGCAAGCTGTTAACAGAAAACGACAAACTAACTTATTACTTTAAATTTAACTTTAATTCGCTGCTTAGAGCATCCGCCAACGAGCGAGCAGATTATTACAACAAAGGCATCCGCGGCGGTTGGCTCTCTAGAAATGAGGCGCGCAGGTTTGAAGATGCAAACGGATTTGATGGGGGCGACGAGTACCTAATCGAATCAAACCTTATGCCGTCAAGTAAAATCGATGCTTACATGGATGCCAAGATAGCGCAGCTAATGAGCACAGCCGATAAGAACAACAACCCCGAGGGAACCAATAACACCGAAGTAATCTAATGAAACAAGAAAGGCGCACATTTACGGGCACCGTTATAGCCAGAGCCGAAGGCGAAGGAATGCCAAAAGTAATTGGCGGCATAGCTGCCGTTATTAACTCAGTTACCGACCTCGGCTATTTTGAAGAGGTAATCGAGCAAGGGGCATTTGATAACGCATTAAGCAAAGAATACGACATCCGCTGTTTATTTAACCATGAAGCCGAGTTAATTTTAGGCCGTACTTTGTCAGGCACTTGTAATGTGTTTGTAAATGCCGACGGTAACCTAGAGTATACATGGGTCCCAGACTACGAGAACCCTACGCATATGTCAGTAGTGCGCAGCATTATGCGCGGAGATATTACGCAGAGCTCATTTGCTTTCACGATCAAAGAACAGAAGTGGTCAGAGTCTACCAAATACGGAAGCATGGGCAAGCGCACAATCACAATGATCGAGGATCTGTACGACGTGAGCCCAGTTACTTATCCCGCTTATGCTGACACGGAAGCCGACGCTCGCAGCGTTGTTGCCTTGCGTGATCAAGAGCGTGAAATTGAAGAAGCCAAAAGAAGCCAAGCGGCTGCCGATGTTTTAAAATTGGCGCTGCTTAGATACGAAAACCTTTAAAACAAAATTAAAACCATGAATAAAATCAAAGCCCTAAAAGAAGAGCGTGGACGTTTGCTCGGCGAATTGTCTACCTTGCAAACAACCATCGAGCGCGAAGCGCGTTCTATGGCTGACACTGAAACCAACCGTTTGAGCGAAATCGAAGCCCGTTTGGGTGCGATCAAAGCTGAGGTTGAAACCTTGGAAAAGTTGCAAAACCTTGCAGCCCAAGCCGCTGGCCACACTGCTAGCCGTTCAGAAGAAAAAGAAAAGTCAGAAATGGCTAAAGAGTACAGCTTTAAGCGTGCTATTGACATGGCTATCTCTGGCCGTCGTGAAGGTGTTGAGGGTGAGTTTTCAGCCTTGGCTTCTAGCGAGTACCAGCGTAGCGGGGTAAGCGTTAGCGCTCACTCTATGAAAATCCCTTCTGAAGTTTTCAAGCGTGACATGTCAGTAACTGGCGGTACTTCAGGTTCTGAGGGTGGTGTAAACGTTCAAACTTCTGTTGGTTCTATTATCGACGTGTTGCTTCCTAAGACTGTATTGCGCGGTTTGGGTGTTCAGCAGTTGAGCGGATTGGTTGGCAACTTGGATATGCCTACTGCTAGCACTGTACCTTCTGCAGGTTGGAATACTGAAAACGGATCTGCTACTGAAAAGAGCCCTGCGTTTTCTAAAATCACTTTCAGCCCTAAGCGTTTGGCTGCTTACATTCAGGTTTCTAACCAGTTGATGTTGCAATCTAGCAACTCTATTGACGCCTACGTGCGCAACTGGTTGTTGAATGCTATGGCTCAATCTTTGGAAACTGCTGCTATTAAGGGCGGTGGATCTAACGAGCCTACCGGTATTATTGCCAACGCAAACGTAAACGTTACTTTTGCAGGTGGTGCAACTTCTAACGCTACAAACGCTAACGGTATCGCTCCAGTTTGGGCCGATGTTGTTAACTTGATGAAAGCCGTAGAAAACGCCAACGGTGACGGTGTTGCTTACTTGACTAACCCAAAGGTTAAAGCTGCTTTGCAGACTATTCCACGCCAAACTTCTGGTGTAGAAGGTAACTTCATCTGGCCTGCAGGTGGTATGGACTTGAACGGCTACCCAGTTGCTACTTCAACTTTGGTGCCTTCTAACTTGTCTAAAGGTTCTAGCAGCACATTGTCTGCCATGATCTTCGGAGATTTCTCTAAAATGGCAATCGCCTCTTGGGGTGGTATGGAGTTGACAGTTGACCCTTATAGCGGCGCAACTGCTGGCTTGACTAACGTTGTATTGAATGCTTACTTAGATTGCAACTTGTTGCAGCCTGCTGCCTTTGCAGTTTGTAAGGACATCGTAGCCTAATATCCTGCCCGCTCGGGGGCGTAAAAGTTCCGAGTGCTAGGGGTGGTCTTGACTGCACTGCCCCTGGGCCAATATGAAAGTGAGATTTACAGCAAACCCTACAGGCCAATTTAATTTGTCTTACAATGTAGGCGAAGAAGTAATTTTGGAAACCAAGCAGGCCATGCTTTTAATCGAAGCTGGAGTTGCTGAAGAGATTGCAGTATTGACGCCAACCAAAAAGAAGGCAAAACCAGTGAACCCTGAAACCGAACTAGACGCAGAATAAAATGTTTATTAGCCGCCGTTATACCGCCTTTGCAAATGTTGCAACCGACTACCTAAGTTTAGCGGATGCTAAGAGCCATTTGCGTGTTACATCGTCATCAGATGACACCTATATTTCGGGGCTGATCTCTATGGCAATCGAAGCCTGCAGCAATTATTTGGGTTACTCTATACGCAAAGGAACTGCCAAGTATGGTTTTGACGCTTATACAGGCTCTCCTGCGCTCGTTAATCCCGTTAATGGTCTCAATATACCTAGCGGTAATTATCTGCGCTTAAACACGCGCTGCTTGTCTGTTGTTTCTGTGAGTTATGTAAACGATTCACAAGCCGTTATTGCATTTGATTCAGCCTCGTGGTTGGTTTCACCTGATCCAATGGGCAGCTATAGCCGCAATATTTTCTTTGAAGATGCGCCGAGCTCTATCACGGACGATACAATTAAGTACATTGTTGAAATCACAGAAGGGTTTAACCCAGTTGGCACTGCATCAGTTGACCCCGATACAATTTTTCCTGCGACTATTAAGCACGCGGCTTTGTTGTTGGTTGCTCAATACTACGATAACAGGCAGGCCATTGTAACAGGAACCATTCAAACAGAAATGAGTTTAGGTTTCCATTACCTTTTGGACCCGTACAAAATCCAAATCATGATCTAATGAATGCAGGGTTAATGGATGTGCTGGTGAGCTTGCAAAGCTACACCGAAACAACAGACGCAAACACCGGGGAGAAACTGCAAACGTGGACCGAATACGCAACCGCCTGGGCGCAGCGTGTAGAAGCTGAAAGCGGTAACGAAAACGTGAACGCCGACAGACGCGAACACAAACAAATCGTTAATTACACAGTGCGTTATAACGGTGACATAAGCGTAAAGCATCGCGTTGTTGAGAATGGCATAGCGCACAACATTGTTAACATTGCCAACCTACAGCGCAATTTATATTTGAAACTACAAACTGAGGTAACACTGTAATGGCTGAAACTAATATAACTGGAATGGCTGAGGTAATTAATTCCTTGCAGGCTATGGGTAAAAATATAAAAACCCCTAAGCTGCAAAAAGTTATACGCCAAAGCAGCCAGCGCATTATTAATACAGCCCGCACTTTGGCACCTGTTAACACAGGCGACCTGCGCGATTCTATTGGATTCATTACAAGTAAGGACAGCACCAACTTGGACAAGGCGCTTATTGGTTTGCGTCGTGAATACTACAACGCTTACCTGGGTGTTATGTTTGAATATGGCACAGCGCCAAGGATTCAAAAGAACGGACGCTATACAGGCAGTTTAACGCCGCATCCATTCATGCGCCCGGCACTAGATCAAAACGCAAACGCAGTAACTGAAGAAATTTTAAAAGGCGTGGATGGAATCCTAGCCGACCTAGCAAAGAAAAATAACTTAATATATAAATAACCATGGCAACTACTGGACTAGTAAACGGCACGCTTATTAGCATCTATAAAGATGTTAGCGGCACATTGACTAAAATCGCTAACGCGACATCTCACAGCATCGACATTTCAAAAGACATGATTGATGTTACTAACAAAGACAGCGCAGGCGCAAAGGAATTTATTGCGGGCGAGTACGGCTACACTTTAAATGTGGAGGGAATTTTTGAAGAGGATGCAAGCGTAAGCACACAGGGCCAATCTTTTAAAGACATCCTAGCCGACTTGTTAGCGGGTACTTCTGTAACTGTTGTAATGACAACCAACAGCAGCGGCGACCAAAAAATGACTGGCTCTGCTTTCTTTAGCAGTTTGTCTTTGAGCGCCCCCAATAATGACAAAGCAACTTTTACTGGCACATTGCAAGGTACTGGCGCATTGACCGTTGGCACAGTTTAATAATTGTTTTACTATATTTGTGCCATGAGCACAGAAATTAAAATAGGGGGTGCTAGTCATCCCCTTTTGTTTAACATGAATTCGCTGCGCAATGTGATGCAGCTTGCAGGCATGGAATCCTTTGCAGATCTAAACATTCAAAAGGACCTGGCTAAATCTATGGACTTTGCACTAGCCTGCGCATTTTACGGAATCGTTGAGGGCTACGAAGCCCAGGGCGAAAAGACACCATTTGCATCGGTTCAAAAACTAGGCGCAGCCATTACAAAGTTTAGCGAACTATCGCCAGCACTTGACGCTTTTACTGCTGCGGTTACTGACTTCTTTTCTAGCGACGAGCCAGAGGGAAAGTAACAGCCAAGGGCGACAGCGCCCCGCTTACTTGGCGCAAAATTGAGCGCATTAGTTATGGAGAACTTGGGCTAAGTGAGGCCGAGTTTTGGAAATGCACCCCGCGTTATTGGCGCTTAAAACTTGAGGGCATGCGTGAGGCGCAGACGCAAGCCTATAGAAACCAGTGGGAAATTACACGCTGGGCAGTTGCTACTTCTATGGCACCACACCTAAAAAAGCCCATCGAGCCAAAACGCTTGTTAACTTTTCCTTGGGAAGAGCCCGACTATATTAGTATAGAGGAGGCAGTTAAGTTATATTCGCATGTCTTTGCCAAGTTAACCCCAGACGCCAAAGCATGAGCGCCCCTATAAAAATAGCCTATAACATTCTTAGCAACTACGCGGGGCTTACTGCTCTTGTTAGTACACGCTTAAACCCCTTGCGCATTCCGCAAGAGTCTGCTTTTCCTGCAATAAGTTACAACCTTGTTAGCATAATTACTAGCCCAACTAATACAAGCCACAGCCGTACAGACTTCGCACGGGTGCAGGTTAATTCTTTTGGCACTACATTCGCAAGCGCTACGGCGGTCGCTGAGCAAGTAAGGGCAGCGTTTGAGGCTGCTACATTGCCAGCAACTTTTAACGGCGTTAAATGCCAAACAATAGAACTAGACAGCGAGGTACAGTTAACCGACGACGAGGCAGGGTTTGCTGGAGTCTACCAAGTTTCTCAGGACTTTATAATTAATTATACTAGGTAATGGCAAGGTCGTTAAACATTGTTATAGGTGCAGACATAGAGAAGCTGCGCAAAGGTTTGCAGGAGGCTATTGTGGCTATTCAGTCGAGCGGCTCTAAAATGAGTGCGGAGACTGCAAAGGCTGCAACCGAAATAGAAAAGAAACTGGCTGCAATTTCAACTAAGAACCCAACGGCTGGAACTGTTAGGCAGTTAACCAACTTGGCTATGGAGGCTAGAGCCTTGGGGCCAGAGTTTCAAAATGTAGCCAATGACATTATAAAGCAAGCGGGTAGAATTAAAGACAGCATAGGCGACGCCCGCGCTGAGGTGTCCTACTTTGCTAGTGACACTAGAAGGCTAGACGCTGTTATAGGAACAGTGCAGGCATTTGCTGGGGCGTATTCAGTAGTAGAAGGCGCCACTGCTTTAATGGGTGTAGAAAGTGAGAACCTAACCAAAACAATGGTTAAACTACAAGCGGTTATGGCAGTTGTAACTGGCTTGCAGGAAATTCAAACCTTACTACAAGAGGAGAGCGCAGCCATGCAAGGCTTGCTTGCTTTGCGGACCACAGTGTTAACTGCTGCACAAACGGCTTACGCTAGCGCAGTAGGCACAGCCACGGGAGTACAAAGGGCATTTAACTTAGCAATGGCAGCAGCGCCTTGGGCATTAGCAGCCACAGCATTAGCCGCTATTGTTATAGCAGTAGGTAACTACCAAGAGAGAATAAAGAAAGCCGCAGAGCAGCAAAAGTTATTTAACGAAATAAATAGCGACACCCTTAAGAATTTCGAGGAGGAGGTTAAAAGCGTTAGCGGTTTGCTAGCCGTAGTTAATAACCACAACGCTAGCATGGTAGAGCGTAAAAACGCGCTAGCCGAAATACAGAAAATTTACCCAGATTTTTTAGCTAACCAAAACCTAGACAAGGTCGGAAGCGAAGAGTTAAAAACTGCGACTACAAATTTAACAAACGAAATTTACAAGCAGGCCAAAGCCAAGGCGGCCTTCGCCAAGTTGCAGGAACTCAGCGCCAAAATGCTGGAATACGAACTAGGCAAACAGCAGGCTCAACTTTCTACGCAAGCCGAAATAAATAGACTCTATGCCAGCGGGGCAAGTCCTGCGCAAGTGCAGAAGTTTATAGAAAGCCAAAAGAATGTAGGAGTAATAGCAGAACAAAACGCGGCTAAAATTCAGTCGCAAATTGACGCTATTATAAACATGAGTAATGCGCAGGGCTTAAGCCTTACGCCAGTTAGCAAAGCCAC